AAAAGGTGCACTTTGATTGAACCATGGCAAAATTCTAAACCTTGGCCAGCTTGGAAAAATGGAGAATATTGTTCTGTAGGTGATTTATCGGTAAATGCATTAGATTTTGGTTTAATACACGGCGATGCAACCTATGATGTTATTTCTATCAAAGGCGAACCAAATAAAAAATTGATTGATGCGCACATTGAAAGATTCATAAACAGTTGTGAGGGATGGCGTATTCCTTTAGAATATTATAATAAAAATGATGTAAAATGTTTTATAGATTATAAAAAATTATATAATCTTGTTATCGATCTTCATGATAAGATAGATAGAGATTGTTTTATTTGGTTATGTGTAACACGTGGGTTTCCATCATCAGGTAATCCTAGAGATTTAAAAAGTTGTCGCCCTAACTTTATGGCATACGCTAAACCATATTATGGGTTCAATGAGACGAACACTGCTACAGTTTGTTTAGCTCAGTCAGTTTTAAGAGTTCCAGACGCAAGTATCAATCAAATATACAAGAACTTTGCATGGCAAGATCTTACACGTGCACAGTGGGAGGCTATTGATAGAGGATATGATACGGCAATACTTTTAAACCATAAAGGATATTTGACAGAGGGTCCAGGGTTCAACGTAGCTATTGTTTGGAAAAATTGTGTACTCACACCTAAGCTAAACAGACTGTCTGGTATAACCATGAAGTTTGTTCAGGAAGCATGCGATAAAAACAATATCACTTTCCTAGAATCCAATATAAATGCATGTACTGACTTAAACGAAATGACTGATATGTTCCTTACCTCAACGGCTGGGGATATTATCTCTGTTACGAAATTTGAAAATAGAGAACTGAAAGAATCCGATATCCAGAAAAGATTAAAAGACTTGTACAAAGAATTATAAATAAAAGAAAATAACCATAGGGGAAAGTGAACCATGGCAGATACCAGTTTTATAGTCAAAAATGCGCTTGTAGTAAATACTTCTTTTACAGTAAATTCCACTTCATTATCATATAGTGGTAATAACTCTTTCAGCGGTATAACCCTTTTTACTGGTAATACAGTTTACAGCAATAACGTAATATTTAATGCTGGTGCTAACGTATATGCTAACGGCTCTCTTGGCACTGCAGGTCAAGCACTCGTATCAAATGGTTCTTCTGTTTATTGGGGAACTGTTGTCGCTGGTTCAAACACTCAAATTCAATATAACAATAGTGGGCAACCAGCTGGTAGCGCTGGATTAACGTTTGATTATACTTCAAATAATTTAACTGTTGCTAATTCCGTAAGTGTTGGTGGTAGATTAACAGTTAACAATTCATTACAAGTAATTGGTCAAATTACTGTTGCTAATGTAATCAATATTACTGGCGGTGGTGGTGGTCAAGCATTAAGTTTATATAATGGTGGTGATTTATATCTTTACAGCAGTGGTAATACTAACTCTGCTGTTTTATATTGTGACAATGCTAGTGAAATTAGAACTAATGGTAACAGCTATATCGGTGGATCGGCTCTTATTGTTGGCGACGTTATTACGAATTACTCCGATGAACGTCTTAAAACAATTGTAGCACCAATTGACAATGCGCTTGATAAAGTTAAAGCTCTCGAAGGTTTCTATTATACGCCAAATAAAAAAGCTATCGATATCGGTGTTGAATCAAATCAGCTCAGTAGAGTTGGCGTTTCAGCTCAACAGGTTCAAACTGTTTTACCAGAAGCTGTCAAACAAGCTCCAATCGGTCATGGTTACTTAACTGTACAATACGAAAAGATTGTTCCTCTTTTGATTGAAGCTATCAAAGAATTAAGTGCAAAAGTAGAATCAGGTAAATGTTCTAACTGTTCTTGTGGGAGCAAATAATGGCTTGGATCAATAACAGAGACGAATTTAAAGCTTACTGCTTACGTAAGCTTGGCGCTCCAGTAATCGAAATTAACGTTGATGATGATCAGGTTGAAGATCGCGTCACCGAAGCTCTCAACTTTTATTGGGACTATCATTTCGATGGTATGGAAAAGGTATACTACAAATACGAAGTTACGCAAACAGATATCTACAATCGTTACATTACAATGCCAGACAACATTCGCGGCGTTGTTAATTTGTTTCCTGTCGGTCAGTCATTAAACACAAACAATCTGTTTAACATTCGATATCAGATCGCATTGAACGATTTGTATACGTTGACATCAGTGTCAATGGTTCCTTATTATATGGCTCTTCAACATGTTCAGTTCCTTGAACAGATTCTTGTTGGTATGCAGCCATTCCGTTACAATCGTATTATCAATAAGCTTTATCTTGATATGGACTGGTCGCTTGTTAATATCGGCGATTATCTTATCATAGAAGCTTATCAGGTTATCGACCCGAATGTTTATACAAAAGGGTACAATGAGCGTCTGCTTCAAAACTATGCTACAGCATTGATTAAAGAACAATGGGGTGCTAATCTTTCTAAGTTCTCTGGTATGCAACTCCCAGGTGGCGTTACGTTCAATGGTGATAAAATTTTCAGTGATGCTGTTGCTGAAAGAAAAGAACTAGAAAAGGTTATCTACGATAGCAGCTTACCAATTGCGGATATGATTGGCTGATGGCAACTAACTTTTACTTCAACAATTATCGTAACTCTGGTGAACAAGATCTCCTTGAGGATCTGGTTGTTGAAGCTATCAAGATATATGGCGAGGATATGTATTATATTACTCGTAACATTAACAATCTTGATAAGTTGTATACGGCTGACGATCAATCATCATACACCAATGCATATCTTGTAGAATTCTATATTAAGTCAGTTGATGGGTTTTCTGGTGACGGCAACTTTATGTCTAAGTTCGGTTTGGAAATCCGTGACCAAGTTGTGTTCTCAATTGCTCAGCGAACATTCAATAGAGAGATCGGCGCTTATACGACTCTTGTTAGACCAAACGAAGGCGATTTGATTTACTTCCCGCTGAACAATAAATGTTTTCAAATTAAGTTCGTCAACAAATTTGAGATGTTCTATCAATTAGGTGCATTACAAACATGGGAAATGACTTGCGAATTGTTCGAATACAGCGATGAAGTATTCAACACTGGTATTCCAGAAATCGATCGTATTCAGCAAAACTTCAGCACTAACATTCTTGATTATGTTATTATGGATGAAACTGGCGCTCCGTTGCTTGATGAAGATGGAAACTATATTGAAATGGAACAATACAATCTCGATACTATCGAAGGCACAGGCACGAACCAAGATATGTCTAATGAATCGTCAGGATTTGTTGATTGGTCTGTCAATGACCCATTCAGTGAAGGGCAAATTTAATGTTCGGTCAACAGTTTTATTTTCAAACGATTCGCAAATACGTAGCTCTGTTCGGTACGCTGTTTGACGACATTATTATTGAAAGAACAGATTCGGCTGGAGATCTTACAGCTGTTATTAAAGTTCCGATCACATATGCTCCAAAAGAAAAGATGTTGGCTCGTACGCAACAAGATCCTAACATTGATCGACCAACGGCAACGCTGACAATGCCGTTTATGTCATTTGAGATGACAGATGTGCGTTATGACTCCGACAGAAAACTAAAAACAATTCAGCGTACGGCTAACAAAATAAACAATTCACCGAGTTCTTTAAATTATCAATACATGCCTGTCCCTTATAACTTTGGGTTCAGACTTTATATTCTAGTGAAAAATGCTGAGGATGGTACAAAAATCGTAGAGCAAATTCTGCCCTACTTTACTCCAGACTTTACAGTTACTGTAGAGCTTATTCCTGACATGCAAGAGCTAAAAGATATTCCTGTTGTGCTTAACAGTGTTTCGCAGGAAGATACATATGAAGGTAATTTCCAAGAAAGACAGGCACTTATTTGGACTCTTGATTTTACAATCAAAGGCTATTTGTATGGACCAATTCAAGCTACACCAATCATCAAATACGCTTTTGTCAATTACTATGCGCCTGAAGTACCAGACGGAGAACTGGCAACAGCTGTTGGTGTTACTAGCGCAATATCTGAAACTCTTGATCAACCTGGACTCACAGCCAATGGTCAACCAACATCTAACGCAGCAGCATCAATTCCTGTATCACAAATTCAAGTAACCGATGACTATGGTTTCGTAATAACAAAGACTGATTTTACATATGACGGCTAATAATGACCCTATCGCAAAAGCACTGAATCTTACACCTACAACAATTGATCCAGTAAAGTCAATTGTTGCCAAAGCGCATGATGACAGTGCTAAAAATGATTTTCAAATGGCTCGTTCTAATATCCATGAGGTTATACAGAACGGCGTATTTGCCATGGAAAAGCTTTCACAAATCGCTGATGCTTCGCAGCATCCTCGCGCATTCGAGGTGTTAGCAAAGCTTATGGAAACAATGCTTCAGGCAAACAAAGATCTATTATCATTACAAAAAGATATTCGTGAGATCGAAGCAAAAGACACTCCATCTA